GCCGCCGGACGGGAACGCCAGCCTTGCCCGAAGATGTAGCTCGGAAAAGCCGTCATAGTTCCAGGCAAGCTCTCCCTTACCCTCAAGCTGGGAGTAGACACGCTCCATCGAGTATTCATCCGAGCGCCATACCTTCCATGAGCCGGAGCGCACCGTCCAGTAGTCTGTCTCCAGCACGCCGTAATCCCGGAAATCCTCGTACCAGACAAGTGCGGAGTCAGGCTTTCTGCGGAGCATCTCCAATGTCAGCTTGAAGCCCTTATCGGGAACCGCCATGTTGCCGTCCACGTCCTTAAAGCTCCTGGGCGCAAGGGCAAAGGTCGCTTCTCCGGCGGAGGGCTCCTCAGAGAAACCGGAGCAGACACGGAAACCGTAAAACTGCACGCCTTTGACATCCACCGAGATCGTAATGGTATGCGTCCCGGCGGAAAGCGTTACGCCACCGGCAAGGGAAGTCCAGAAGGTACTCCGCCAGTACGGCCACCACAGGCGGCTTTCCGTGAAATATTTTGTGCTGCCGTCCAGAGCCACATAGATGCCGTTCTTGTCCCAGAAGGGATAGCAGAGCCGCACCGCCACATCGTAGGTTCCCGCCGACTCCACCTTAAAGCTGTAGGTCACCGAACCGTTATCGCCCAGGGTGGCGATGCCGTTTTCAATGGAGACGATGCCGGATGCAGAGGAATAATTACCTCCATCATGGTCAATATATATCGTTCCGAACTCTGTCTTCTGCTCTTTGCCGTAGGCAGTCAGATATCGCCTGCGGTTGTATGTCCCCACAAGCTGGGGATATTCACTGAAAACAGCGTCCGCCCCTTCCATGTAGTCGTAGACATGGGGAAAGGCATAGGGCACCTTATCGTAATCGTCCCAATAGGCCACGATGGGGAGAAAGGGCTGCGGCGGCGCATCGTCCGTGAAATTGTAGCCGCCCGTCATCCACAGCTTGGCGGCATAGTAGGTGTTGGACGTTCCCCGGTAGGTTTTCCCCAGGTTCTCCGGCGTGTCATAGATTTGCCAGTTCCAGCCGTAGGCGGGCATACCGAGGAATATCTTATCCGGGTCCATGACCCTCGTGGCGTAATCGTAAATTCCCTCCAGCCAGCTTCTTGGGGAAACCGGCCCCGGTGCAGAGCCTGCCCATGCCATGCCGTAGGACATGATGGATGCGGTATCGCAGTAAGCGTCTAAGTCGCCGTAAACACACCAGTTCTCGCCGCCCACCGAGCCGTTTACCGAGGTCATTCCCGGCAGGCAGATGTTCATGTGCTTTGCAGGGTCATAGGCTTTCACTGTATTGTAGATATTGCGGAACATCGCCGTGGACTCTGCGTGGGTGGAATAGCCGTCCCCACGCTCCAGGTCGATGTCAATGCCGTCACACCAGGGATATTTCTCCATGATGCGGACGATCTCTGAAAGGAACCTGTCCTGCGCCCCGTTTGTGTTATCCCGCAGGGCGCGGAAGATGCTGTTTGCGCCATCGTTTGCCACGGTCAAAAGCCAGTTGATATGGGGCCACTTGTTGATGTAAGTGAGCATATCCGAGATTGCCACACCGCTCTCGTAAATCTCCCCGGTAGCTCGAACCTTAAAGGAGAACAGCCCGATCTGGCTGATGCGGTCGCCGTAGTCCCGCAGGGCTTCGTACATCCGGGCGTTGCCCATGAACGTCCATACCATGATCTGTTTGCCTTTTAGTGTGTCCATCAGAGCAGCGCACCTCCATCCTGCATTTCCTGCATCTCAAACAATATCCGTGCCGTTTTCCCCTCTGCAAGCGTCACCCTGTGCTTGGAATCCCAGGCGGCGCTGTACTGGTAAAAGCCCTCTTTTTTCTCCGGGCTGCCGTTTCTGGTGCATTCCCGTGTGGACGCCAGAAGCGCCACATCGTCCTCTGCATTCATGGCATTGGGAAATGCAGCTATCTGGCCGCCCACGCCCTGGGCCAGTCTGACGGAGCCGCCCTCCATATCGGACTTGGGGTAGAGATGCACATCCAAGCCTGCGGAGGTCTGCCCAAGGTTAAAGAGAATGACCGTTTCCTCGCCCCGCACCACGCCGTTGAACCAGACGGGCGCCTTGACCTCCCCGTCCTCACGGAACTTTTGAAGGAACACCTCTGTGTGCGGCGTGTACCCCGTCAGGGCTGCGCCTTCCTGCAATTGCAAATCGGTAAAATAAATCGTGCCGGAGCAGTCTGTGATGGTAGGCTTCACGGTAACGCTCACAACGCGCATATCCTGTTTCTGGTTAATGACCTCCGCCAGCCGGATAAAAGCGATTTTACCCATCCAGCGTCCACTTCATCTCACAGGGATGGCCTACCCATCCCGTGGCCACCGCACCTGCCTGCAGGAGGATGTCCGTGATATAAAGTATCCCGGTGCAGTTGGTGATGCACACCCGCACCGTGATGGACTTGATCCTGGCGGAGTAATTCTCCGGCGTGATCTTGGCGGAGGTAGATGATAAATATGCCATAGCTGCCTCCTAATACAAATCAATGAATCGGCTCTCCGTGCTGCCGTCCTCATACTCAATGACCACTTCAATGCCCACCTGGGCGTCGTCACTCAGCTTCTCCAGATTTTCCGAGCCGATCTGCGCCGACAAAGTGTAACTGGAGCGGTTGGCGGGATAAACGGTCTGGGACAGGCTTTTGGTCATGCCCGCCACGCCCTCCGCCTTGAAAGACGCCGTGCCGGATGCACCGTTTTCGCCGTCCGCTTCAAAGCCGGAACTGACCCAATAGGCAAGCCCGTCATCGGCGCGGGAGTTCCGCAGCAGATTGAACGGCACCATTTCCCGGATATCGTTATTGGACACCATGCTGGTGCCTTCCAGAGAATCCGCCGCATTGTCCCACTGGCTGGCGGAGCTGCCCAGGTTCTTCAGCGTGGTGGAAAGTTCCAGCACCGTGTTCCACGGCTCCTGCAGATTGTATTCCCTGCGGACGATACGGGTAGTAACCGAAAGCCCCAACTCCTTATCCTCCACACGGACGTAATCCCCAAGCTCCCAGGCTTCATGCTCGTAGCCTGTCAGCACGGATAAGTCCATCGCATTCAGCACATAAGAGATAGTGGGTTTTGCATAATCCGCCAGCCGCATTTCAGCATACTCTTTCATCTGATAGGGATTCGTGAAGGAGGAGCAGTCCAGGGTAGAGATACGGATTTCATTGGTATAAGTGAAATCCTCCACATAGGCTTTTCCACCATTGATGTCCGCAAAGGTCATCCCTTCCGCGCCCACAGCGTAGAGCCTTGTCACAAGCTCCCTGGTATCCACCACACGCTGGATGGATTTCATGTTCTTCCTGTAGGCAAACAGCGCGCCGCTGTCCCTGCCGTTTACCGTCAGCAGATGCACCAGACGGTTGGGACAGTCAAAGACCAGGTCGCCGCCGTGGAGGTCTGCTGTATTTCTGAGGATGGACAGGGCATTCTTTTCCGTACTGGTCCAGGTGCGCTTTGTCCGCACCGTCACCGTGCCAACGCTCCACTCGGTGCCCTCTAAGGCGTAGGCCATTGCGGTCTCCGGGTATTCCGCTTCAAAGGTTCTTTCTTCTTTGCGGACAGAGAATGTCAGGTCATAGAACTCCGCCTCCGCATACACCTCGGTCACGGCGCTGCCGTCCGTATCCCTGGTATCGGTGACCGTCCTGACCTTGTACATATCGTCCACGATCTGGATCTTCTTTTCGCTATCGATATACCCCCGCTTGCCATCTCGGTAAGGAATTTTAAAGGAAAGGGTGTCCTCGCCGTTGATCTCGCCCGTGACAATGATGTCGTAGGCATTCTCCAGCACTGCCTCCCAGGCGCCGTTCCTGTCCAGCACCACCGGCCTTGCGTAGCCGATCTTCTCATATGGCGCTTTCGGGATGTCATAGAGCCGGATGTCGATGACCTTCGGCGTCCGGGAAGTATCGGAAGTCGTGAGCGTTACCCGGAAACGGATATATGTGCGGTTGGGAGAAGTCAGCCGCCCGTCTGCCGGGACTGCCGCCCAATCGCTCCAATCGGTGAGGTTGTCACTGGTTGATGTCTCCACAAGGGAAACCGCTGTTGTGCCGGAAATATACTCGTTGGTCACAGACACACGTCCCGTGCCGGAGAGATTGCAGTTAGCCGCCGCTGTGGTCAGCACGCCCTCGGACGGGTACACACCGCCGGATGCCCGGAGCGTGACTGCTCCCGGCTCGGTGATACCGTCCACGCTCCCGGAGGTATCCCCGGCATTCGCCATCAGGGAGGAGCGGAAATAGTCCATCAAATCCTCTGCGGTAAGCTGGGTATCGCAGTCTAAGAACCAGTCGTCCAGCCCTCCGGCATACCAGTAGGAATCGGCGTGCATTCCAAGGATCAGGTCGGCTGTGCAGGAACGGTTCAGTTCCCCGGTAAAAGAGAGCTTCTCCGATGCCCACACCGTGCCGCTGTCGCGGTCGCCCACCACATACTGTGCCGTCTTGTTATCCGGCTCAATAAGACAGGCGATAAAGTACCAGCCGCCGTTTACCAGAGAAAAGGACGGCGTGACCGACTCATCCAGAATCAGGGAGCCGGTATCGTCATAGAGCATGATCCTCGGCCTGCCACGGATAAGGGACAGGTAGAAAATCGGCTGCCCCGGACCGTATCTTGTGTTGAAGATCGGGCAGTAGGTGTTTCCCACAGAATAGGTGGTGGGGTTCATCCAGCCGCCGCAGAGGATACGCCCTCCAAGCTCTGCGAAAATGCTGCCGTCATTGGCGACCTTCAGATAGGTCTGCTCTGTGGCAGGGCTGTTGATGTTAAAACGAAAGTAATTGCCTTTCTGCCCACTCCGCATAGATGCGGTGGTGCCGCTCCAGTTGTTAATGAAGGCAGGCCTTTCCGCACCGGAGGAATCCAGAAGATTGTTGTTTTCATCGGGAGCAGATTCGTTCATCCGCCACAATCCGCCCTTTGCCCACTCGACCGGGAACTCCCCGGTGAAGTCTGTCTGTTGATTGAGTATTGTCTTTAGCGCCATCGCCGCTCACCTCCATCTGCTCCTTGCCTGAATTTCAAGCCCCGTAAACACAGTGTTCGACACTGCCACGGAGACAGTATTGTCGCCCACAGAAAGCGTGGGGAAATTCAGCTCCTCCAGATACGGCAGCCCGTTTCGCACCGTGACGCCGTTTTCATCCTCTACATAGGCAGTCATGCGGTCGGTATCCACCACCAGCGTTTCGCCCGCCCCAAGGGTGGCATTAACGATCTTTAATTCCTGCCCGTTGGTCGTAATGCTGATATAGTTTCCAACACCGGAGGTAATTTCTCCCTCAATGCGGTAGATGGGATTCGACTCCATGTTCCCGGTATGCCGGGTTATGGTGTGGCTACCTTCCGCCGTGATAGAGAAGGTTTCATCCTCAATGGCGTAGCCGAAGGGGTCAGGGCAGAAAAAGGTCAGCTCAAAGCTGCCGGAGGAGCGCAGGAGCCGTTCGCACTCCACCGCAGCATTCAGCCTCGCCATAAAATACCGATCCGGCACATCATCCAGAATCAGCTGCTTTAAACCGCCCACCGGGTCAAGCCACGCCGCAATATCATCCAGCGTGGAAACCAGGGCGGGAAAGCTGTGCCTTGGGAAGATGCTGCAGGATACCACGATTTCCCGGTAGTCAAAGTCCGCTCCGAAGTCGGTAACGCCATACTTTCCGGGAACGGTCGTGGTAAAGTTGCGGAGCCGCCCGCTGACCTGCCAGGAGGTCAGCCTTGCTTTCAGCCCCATGCTTTTTGAAGTAATGTCGTTGTATGAAAAGCCCAAAGCATATCCCTCCCTTAAGCTGTACTAAATCTTCCCTGGGCGCGGGAACCGGTCTGGATCAGGTTGTAAAGCTCCTGGGAGATCCTGCGGATATCGTCCTCGCTGCGGACAATCATCTGCTGGATGGTGATGAGCGTTCCGAAGGAGGAACTACCCACGCCTCCCATGCTGCCGGAAACAGAGCCGACCGTTCCGCTTGCGTCAAAGGCAAAGTTTGAAGGAACTGCATTCTGCATATCCGCTGCCAGCCCGTCCATCACGCCAAGGATGCCGTTGTTTAAGTCCTCTGCGGCGCTGATAGCCGCGCCTGCGCCGTCCTCGATGCCGCCGGCAAGTCCCTGGGTCAGCATATCGCCCACCCACGCCATCTCTCTGGACGGGGAGGAAATGCCGAAGAAGCCCTTGATTTTACTAAGCAGGTTCGAGCAGAAGCCGCTGACCTTGTTCCACAGCCAGCTTGCCGCATTCCCGATGCCGTTCCAGATGCCCTTGATGAGGTTCAGGCCGATATTTGCCATCTGGGACACACCGCTTGCAAAGCCCTTCACGATGGCGGAGATGATCTGCGGCACCGCCTTTACGATCTCCACAATGATTTTCGGAAGGTTGGTGATCAGGGCCACAAAAAGCTGTACGCCGGCCAGGATGATCTTATCGATGTTCCCGACAAGGGCGTTTATGATGCTTGTAATGATCTGTGGGATCGCTCCCACAATGGTGGTAATGATGGTGGGCAGGTTCTGAATCAAGGAGATCAGCAGGTTTACTCCGGCATCAATAATCTGCGGGATGCTGCCAAGGATCGCCGTCACCAGCCCGTCGATGATCTGTGGGATTGCCGCCACAATGGCCGTGATGATCTCCGGCAGTGCGGAAATCAGGGAGGTCAGCAGCTGTATCCCGGCGTCGATGATCTGGGGGATAGCCCCGACGATAAATTCCACAAGCGCCGTGATGATGGCGGGCAAAGCCGCAATCAGAACAGGGATAGCGTCTAAAAGCCCCTGTGCCAGTCCCAAAATCAGCTGCAGGGCAGCGTCCAGGATCATGGGTAAATTTTCAATCAGAGTCTGCACGATCTGCGTCACCACAAGGACGATCTGCGGAATCAGGGTAGGGACAGCTTCTGCAATTCCCTGTGCAAGAGTAACAATGATCTGCGCCGCGCCCTCCACCACAGCAGGAAGGCTCTGGATGATGCCAGAAAGAAGCGAGGTCAATATCTGCATCCCGGTGTCCACAAACTGCGGCAGCATGGAAACCGCCGTATTCACAAGCCCCGTGATGGCTCCCGCAAAGGCTTCATCTGCTCCGTCCACGCCGTTTATCATATCGGTAAAGGCAGAGATGACCTCGGAAATGGCGGGAAGGAACTCCGCCCGCAGGCTGTTCTTCACATTGGAGATGGTCTCCCCAAGCCCCGCAAGGGTCTCATCCAGCTGCGCCTGTCCTTCCCTGGATGCCACCAGCGCCTCATTGTTGCGGTAAAATGCGCCGCTTGCCTCGTCATACGCCCCTGAGAGGGTCTCCATGATGAGACGGTTGCGTTCACTTTCACTGGAGCAGGCCGCCAGCTTCTCGTTAAATTCGTCCTCGCTGATGCCTACCCAGTTTAAGGCATCCGCCAGGGAGCCCGTGACCTGTCCCACCTTGGCAGTCTCGTTTGCCGACTCGATCATGCCCTCGATGGGAAGGGCGTCACCGAAGGTGCCATAAACGCCTGCGGCAATGTTCGTCCACTTGGTGATGTCCTGCTCGTTTTGGGCAAGCTGCGCCAACAGCTGTGACGCTTCCGTTGCCGTGTCCGTATCACCCAGGATCTTGTAAAACTCAGTGTAAGATTTCTGCGCCGCCTCGCCGCTGTAGCCGGCCGCTTCAAAGGCGGTGGTCAGCTTGCCCTGGGCTACCCGGTATTCCTCCGTGGCTTCGTCCAGGTTCCAGATGGTGCTGCCAAGCTCCTTGATGCCGTTTAATGCCGCCTGGATGCCGGAGGCGATGAGGTTGCCCATCGCCACCGTGGCTACCGAGAGACCGGAACCTAATTTGTCAGCTCCTTCGGAGGCATCCTCCAGCGATTCGCCCAAGTCCTCCGCCACATCCCCGGCGTCCTTCATCCGCTCCCGGTTTTCCTTAAGTTCCCCGGAAAGCTGGGAGATGCGTCCTTCCAGCTCCCTTGCCTCGCTGGAGCCTTTGCCGTACTGCAGTACGGCATTGGAATAGGCGCGCTTCATCCCTGCAAGCGCATCCTCCTGCCGGGCGATCTCCTGGGAGAGACGTTCCGTAGCGTCCGCTGCGTCTGTTTCCTCCCGGGAAAGGGCTTCTATGGCCCGCTCATTATCGGAAAGCTCCCGCTCCATGCTGTTTAAGGCGGCTTCTGCGTTATTGAGCTGGATCTGCCAGTTCTGCGTGCGGCGGTCGTTCTCCCCAAAGGAATCTGCGGCGTTCCGAAGGGCGGCCCGCAGGGTTTCCACCTTGTTTTTCTGTGCCTCGATTTCCTTATTTAGCACAGTGTTCCTTGCGGAAAGTGCCTGAACGGACTTATCGTTTTTGTCAAACTGCGAGGAAACCAGCTTCATCTCGGAACCCAGCACCTTGAAGGACTGGTTGATCTCGGACAAGGCCTTTTTAAATTCCTTCTCGCCCTCAATGCCAATCTTCAGACCGAAATTATCCGCCACGGTCTGCACCTCCTTCCTGCGTTAGATTCCATAGGGAATCACATCGTCAATGGTCAGCACCTGCTTCGGCTTTGCGATCCCCATAAACTGCTTATGGCATTCCCAGAGGTCCATAAGCAAGCCAAACGGCATGAGCCACACCTCATCCTGTGACAGATTCAGATGGGCCATGCCGTAATACAAAAGCCGGGTAAACAATTCTTCATCGCTTACCCGGCCGCCGTGTTTTTTCCCTCCGGCTCACTTTCCACGTTCCGCTTGGTACCCCGGTACATCGCCTCCATGATGGCATCCTTGTAATCCGTCAGTTCCATCGGGGAGGTGAGAAGCTCCACCTCCTCGGCAGTCAGCTCAGGCTTTTTGTCCTCCGGGTGCTTCAGATTATGGACGAGGATGGGCTGGTTGCAAAGGAGCGTAATAAGCCAGACGATCTCGTCCAGCGCCATTTCAAAATTCTCCGCTTTCATCAGCTTCTCGCCCAGGTTCTCCAAGCCGCCGTAGCGTCCTGCGATCTGCTTGGTGGCGCGTGTAGTCAGAAGCATCTCATATTCCACACCGCCGATGGTGACTATCGCTGTTCTTTCATCCATGACTCAAATCCTCCTTAACCTTCGCCGTCCAGAGAAGCCGCAGCGGCTTCCGCATAGGACGGTTCGTAGACTTCCTGGTACCAGTTGGTGATAGTCGATGCGGACACACCTGCGTCCCCCTCGGTGACCTCGGCCTTCCAGGGGTGCTTGCCCTGACCGTCCACCTTATTGCGGCGCATGACCGTCCCCTCGATGGTGGGAGTGGAGAACTCAATGCTCTCGCCCTTGGTGGTCAGGTTGGTGGCAGGAATGCCGAACTTCACCTTGTACAGCCAGAAGTAGCGGTACTTGCCGTTTGCTTTCTTTGCACGAAAGCCGATGGCGACAGGTGCGCCGCCGTCCTCACTGGCGGAGATGATAACGCCGTTCTGGTCGATCACCGCTCCTGTCAGGTCAGACGCAGCGGCCGCACCGATATCGTCCACGCCAAGGGTGAGGGTACCGCTCTGGAACTCCTTCACCACCTCCGCAGCGCCATCGTCCGCATACAGCGTCGCCTCCGCAAGCTCCACGGAAAGCTCTGCTGTCATGGCTTTCGCAAGGGATGCTGGAGTGGCATAGGTTTCGTTGCCATCCTCATCTTCCGTGATTTTTGAATAGAAAAGTTTATCAAGGCCAATGGTAGCCATATCTCATTCCTCCGTTTCATAGGTTTTCGCCACGTCAATGGCGTAGTGGTGGTAGCCGGTATCGTCCTCATGCCCGATATACCGTCTGTCCGTAATGGTAAAATCAGCGGAAAGCAAGGCTTTGGAAAGCTGCTTTTTCCGCTTCAGATAGTTGCCCCTGGAGAACAGGGAGAGCCGTGCCTCCTGGATCTCGTATTCTGGCAGGTTATCCGCATGAAGCTCGTAGGTATCCGCAAGCGGCGTGACTACCACATATTCGTCCGGCGGTTCATCGGAGAACACGCCTGTTTCAACAGGCAGACCAACCGCCTCTATCACAGTTTTCAGTTCCAATAATAAACTCAAATGTTCTCCACCTCCTCGTCCAGCTTTGCCTTCATGGCGCTGATACAGGCGTTTTTGGATGCTGATCGGGCGGGCTTCAGAAACGGCTTAGCAGGCTGGCCGCTTTTGCCGTATTCCAGGATGGTGGCGATCTTGGCGTTGCTGCTACCGTCCGAACGAGGCTCGGAAAAGCCCACCTTTAAGTCAAAATCCCCGTTCCTGTCCTGCAGTGCGGGAGAAGTGCCAAGGGAGCGTAAAAGCTCCCCGGTGCTTCTGGAGTCATACTTTGTCCCGCTGCCAATGACAGACTGCAGGTTGGAGCGCACCTTGTCCTCCACGACCTCTGCACCCGCCTCCAGCACTTTCGGGATGATCTCATCCGTCTTATCCGCCAGCCGGGATACCTTCATCAGAAAATCCTCCGGCATTTTCATTTGAACCTTAGCCACCCGCTTTCACCTCCGTCCCCAGCACCTCCAGATACATCCCTCTGCCTTTGACATCCTCCACAGAAGTGATCTCGAAGGTATGCCCGTCACAGAGAATACGCATATCTGTGGTGATTTCCACATCTGGGATCACTCGGAACCGAAAAAGGTCGGTGGCAGTGGAGAAGGACGCCATGTTCGCCCATTTCTCACTGCCATGCCGACCTTCCCGGTATGCTCGCACCTCAGCTACCGTCACATCCGTTTCCGTCTTGAAGCCGTCCTCATCTTGTGTAAACTGTTTCTCTATGATGGAAATGAAGGTGTTCATCTTGCCAAAGCTCATACTCACACCTTCCAATCCCGGTCAAGCCGTAAGAGAAGGTTGACCGTGTTCCACACCTGCTGCGCCGCATTGGTGTTGTCTGCGAAGAAGCCGCCTGTGGAGCCGTCCCTGGATTCATAGAAATGCGATGCCAGCATGATCACCGCCTGTTCGGTAGTGGCCGGCATTGCGTTGTCAGTATAGTGGCCCGCCGGGATATGCTGGTAGCTTTCCGCATAGGAAACAGCGGCGGTGATGTAGCCCTTCAGAAGTTCATCATCCGCCGAATGCTCCAGAATGAGATTGGCTTTTACTTTTGAAAGCAGTTCTTCCATCACCGCCGCCTCCTCTCATTAGGCCGCAGACTTCTGCGCCAGCACTTTAATGGCTTCCGGCAGGATCAGCTTGCCGTCCACACGCTGGGAGGCAAGGAAGCCCACCTGGCCGGTAGCGGCATACAGCTCGTTCAGACGCTTGAAGGAGCGTCCCTGGCGGTCAGCGATCCAGTAATAGGAAAAATCACCGAAGGCGATGGTCTTGGCGTCTGCGGCAATGGCAGGCATATACGCAGAGGTGCGTACAGGCTTTCCAAGCAGCAGGTCAGGAGCGCCTGCGGTCAGGGAAGGCTGCCAGAGGTACTGCCCCTGGTTGTCCTTCAGTTTGCGGATGGCCTTGATGGTGGAATCATTCAGCACCCACACAGCGTTTCTGCGGTAAGGGGCTTTCAGGGAGTAGAACAGGTCGATCAGCTCATCGGCAGTGATAGCTGTGGCAGATGCCGCAGTCACCCCGGTTTCCGCTCCGCCCGTGGCGGCAAGGATACCCAGCGGCTTGCCGGAGCCGTCCCCGGTAAAGAACGCTTCCTCCTCCTTAGCGCCGATGCGGCGGGCAAACTCACGGGAGATGTAGCTCTCCAGATCAAAGACGCTGTCGTTCAAAAGCTCCTCGGACACCTTGATCATGGTACCCAGCTTATAGGCACCGATGGATACCTGACTGAAGGAGTCGTCGCTTTCCAGATATGCGCCTTCCTCATCGATCCATGATGCGGTGCCCTTGGTGGCTACCACGGGGATCTTGCGGTCGCCGCTGGAGGTCTGGATGATCTTCGCCAGCTGACGGAAGATGTTCTCCTCCTCCAGAGCTTCTACCAGAGTACGCTCGTACTCGTCAGGGACGAGATACCCGCCCTCGGAATCGGTGCCGATCTGCAAAGCGTTCATCACGGTGGGCATGGGAGTCTTGGAGCGCATCATGTTCCAGAAGTTCTGGCGGTACTCATCGGTAGCGCGGCCGGTCTTGGCAGTTTCCTTGCCGTTCATGGGCTTGCCGGTGAGGGGCTTGTTCACCGGGCGGTTCAGTTCCGCATCCAGCGCCTCCTGGCGCTCCAGACGGGCGATCTCCTTGCCAAGATCGGTGATTTCCTGCTCCATGCGCGAGTAGGTGGCATCGTCCTCGGCGGACAGCATACCTTTGTCGTTTCTGTGGGAATCCAGGAATGCCTTGGTGGCCTCCCAGGCCTTGGCGCGCTTTTCACGCAGTTCAAGAATAGTCATAGTCGTTATCCTCCTTAAAATTTCATCAAATTAAGCCGCTCATAGAGACTGTCTACGGAGCGGCCCTGGGGTTTGGGGTCTTCGGTTTTCTTAGGATTGGTTTTACACTTCGCTGCGATCTTATCCATAAGGGAATTGACCACAGCGGCTTTGGAATACAGCATGGACACCGCAGGTGTCTCCATGTCCTCCGGCACTTCGGAGCGCTTGAGAATATCATCGGCGAAGCCCAGCTCCACCGCCTTTTTTGCATCCATCCAGGTCTCTGCGTCCATAAGGTGGGAGAGCCTTGTGCGGGAGAGACCGGTCTTGATCTCATAAGCGTTGATGATGGAATCCTTGACGCTCGAGAGCATCTCGATGGCCTTCTGCATTTCTGCGGTATCGCCCATGGCCACAGTCATGGGATTGTGGATCATCATCATGGACACCGGCGATACCAACACCTTTGTACCAGCCATCGCAATCACGCTTGCCGCAGATGCCGCAATGCCATCGATTTTGACCGTGACGTTGCCCCTGTAATCCATCAGCATATTGTAGATTTGTGCTGCCGCCACGCAGTCGCCGCCGGGGCTGTTGATCCAGACGGTGATATCGCCGGAGCCAGCCATCAGTTCCTCCTTGAAAAGCTGCGGCGTGATGTCGTCGTCAAACCAGCTTTCCTCGGCGATGGTGCCGTTCAGGAACAGCGTCCGTTCCGCCGGAGCTGTCTCCGTCGCTGCCTGGTTCTTCCACTTCCAGAACTTCTTCATCGGGATTTTCCTCCTTTCCGTCATCGTTCGGTTGTGTATCTGCAAAAGCACCCGCATTGCCAAGCGGGAGCATATTGCCGTTGATAAGGTAGAGATCGCCGCCATCCTCGGTTGGGATGCGATCCATATTCTCCAGTTCCCGGATGTCGTTAGCGCTCATCCAGCCGTTCTGCCTTGCCGTAGCATAGCCGTTCATGCGGCTGGCGTAGTCGCCGCGAAGCAGCCCCTCCACATTGAACTTGGTAAAATACTGTTTCTTTTCCTCTGCGGAAAAGAGCGTCCGCTGGATGGACTGCTCCCAGCGCACCAGCCAGGGCTCCAGCGTGTATTTCACGAACTCCAGAGACTGCTGCTCAATGTTGGAGAAACTGGACTTTTCCAGGTCGCCAACCATATGGGGCGGTACTCGGAAAATACGGGCGATCTCGTTGATCTGGAACTTTCTTGTTTCCAGGAACTGCGCCTGTTCCGGGGAGATGCCGATAGGCGTGTATTTCATGCCCTCCTCTAAAACGGCGATCTTGTTGGCGTTGCCGCTGCCGCCGAAGGTGGACTGCCAGCTTTCCCGGACACGGCCTGGGTCTTTGATTGTTCCCGGATGCTCCAGGACACCGCCAGGGGCCGCACCGTTTGCAAAGAACTTCGCCCCGTATTCCTCACAGGCAATCGCCATACCGATGGCGTTTTTCGCCATAGCGATAGGGCTGTAACCTACAAGCCCGTCAAAGCCAAGTCCCGGAATATGCAGCACATCCGAGGGTTTCAGCCTCACGACAGTGCCTTTGACTGTAGGCGCATCGTCGGTGCTGACCATGTATTCGTAGTAGAGCTTGCCGTCCCTGTCACGGTCCACCGTCATCCTGTCCGGCATCAGCGGATAGAGGGCAATGACCTCGCCCTTGCCGTTGCGGATGATCTGGGCGTAGGCGTTGCCCCACAGGAGAAGGTGGGTCATGAGCGTCTCCCGGAATACGAAAGAACTCATCTCCGGGTTCGGCTCATCATGCAAAAGCAGATACAGCGGATGGTCGATGGCCTTCTCCTTGCCGCCATCCTCCTTGTAGCGATAGAGGTGGAGCGGCAGTCCCGCTACAGCTTCCGCCAGGATACGGACACAGGAATACACCGCCGTCATCTGCATGGCGGAGCGTTCATTGACACGCTTGCCAGCCGAGCTGCTGCCAAAGAAAAAGCTGTAGGCGCTGCCCGTGGTGCGGTTCTGGGGCTTATCCCTGGAACGGAAAAGCCCTGAAAAGATACCCATATATGATCACCATCCTTCCTCAAATAAACAAAAGGCCCCGGCTGTCATAAACCGAAGCTCCCGTATCGTTGCCGCAGCGGATCGCACGGTCAAGCCCCATAATGGTGGCGATGGCTCCATCGATCTTCTCTGTGGATTTTTCCTTGTCAGCCTTGATGTTGCCTGCTGGGTCGGTGCGGATATAGATGTTGTCCATCATCCACCGCAGCACTGGGTGCCCGCCGTGGGCGATCTTTTCCTCCAGCACCAGCTTCATCAGTTCTTTGGTAGGAGGACTCATATCCTTAAAGCCCTGCCCGAAGGGAACTACCGTAAAGCCCATTCCCTCCAGGTTCTGCACCATTTGAACTGCGCCCCAGCGGTCGAAAGCAATCTCCCGGATATTGAACCGTTCGCCCAGCTGCTCAATGAATTTTTCAATGTAGCCGTAGTGGACCACATTGCCCTCTGTGGTCATCAGCACGCCCTGGCGCTCCCACAGGTCATAGGGGACGTGGTCGCGCTTTACACGAAGGTCGAGCGTGTCCTCCGGCACCCAGAAGTATGGGAGGATACTGTATTTGTCCTCCTCATCCTGCGGCGGGAACACGAGAACGAACGCCGTAATATCCGTAGTGCTTGAAAGGTCAAGCCCGCCGTAGCAGATGCGACCTTCCAGATCATCCTCGGATACAGCAAATGCGCAGGCATCCCATTTATCCATTGGCATCCAGCGCACCGACTGCTTCACCCATTGATTGAGCCTTAACTGCCGGAAAGCGTTCTCCTCACCGGGGTTCTGCTGGGCGGACTCACAGGCGGCCTGCACCTTGTCAATGCCCACCGTGATGCCAAGGGATGGATTGGCTTTCTTCCACACCTCCGGGTCCGTCCAGTCCTCATCCTCGGCAGCGCCGTAAATGACGGAGTAGAAGGTGGGATCGACCTTCCGTCCTTCCGCAATGTCGATAGCCTTCTGATGTACCTCGTAGCAGATGGAATTTGTATCGTTTCCCGCCGTGGTGATTAGGAAGTAAAGCGGCTGCATCCTGGCATCCCCGGATCCCTGGAGCATAACGTCAAAGAGCTTTCGGTTGGGCTGCGTATGCAACTCATCAAAGATAACGCCGTGCGTATTAAAGCCGTGCTTGTTCGCTACGTCCGCTGAAAGCACCTGGTAGGATGAATTGGTCGGCTTATACACGAGCTTCTTCTGCGACTCCAGTATCTTCACGCGCTTGGCGAGAGCCGGGCAGAAACGCACCATGTCCACGGCAACATCGAACACGATTTTTGCCTGGTTGCGGTCTGCAGCGCATCCGTACACTTCGGCGCGTTCCTCACCGTCACCACAGAGGAGAAGCAGCGCCACAGCCGCCGCAAGTTCGCTTTTGCCCTGTTTCTTCGGTATCTCGATGTATGCCGTGTTGAACTGGCGGTAGCCGTTGGGCTTCAGAACGCCGAACAGGTCGCGGATGATCTGCTCCTGCCAGTCGATCAGTTCAAAAGGCTTGCCTGCCCAGGTGCCTTTGGTGTGGCAGAGGGACTCGACGAACATGACCGCATAGTCGGCGGCGTCCTTATCGTAGTGCGAGGTTTTCGCCATAAACCTGGTAGGCTTGTATTTCTTCAGTTTTCGCATAGGCACCACCTCCCAAATGGCATAAAAAATAGCCGCATTTATGCGACCTTCCAAAATGTATCTGTACGAGAGACAGAGCCTTCCGGCCCGTCTCCTTGGTTATTCGGATTGCTGTGTTTTACTGCTGCATCGCCCAGGCGATTGCGTGGCCGTCATCTTCAAACTCGGCCTCGCTTGCCGCCCGCAGTCCGATGGCTCCTTCGCAGGTATGGTCATCGTCAAGGAACTCGTAGGTTGCTCCGAAGTAGCAGGGCTTGTTCTGCCCGTTGTAGTAGTATCCCGCGATGACCACCTTGTCTCCAAAGGTCAGCAGCTTGCTCCATCTGCATTCCAAATCCTCCGGCGTGGTAGGATTCGGCAGTCTGTATTTTCTCATTGCATCGTTGATCGTCATGTTCGTGTCCTCCGTTTTCGGTGTTTTCTTTGCCTTTCGGTATGTACATATATCACTCTAAAAGCACATAATATCAAGTCAATTCCGAGAAATATATGTACCAGATATCCTCCCCGGAAACTGTGTAATTTATTCCTCTTCGCCGGTCATAATGAAGCGGACGTATTCCTTCCTATGCTCCTCCAGATAATTGACCAGTTCGTAGAAGTCCCGCTCATAAGCAAGGCGCTGCACCATGTTCACATCGAACATATTAGTAAGCCCTGTCTCGCGGATTGCGAGAATCTGTTCCTTAATCTTCTGCGTCATCGCTGCACACCTCCAATCCCGATACCAGCTTTGCGTAGATCGTGGTATAGCGTTCGCACTCTGCTCCTTCCGAACCTGCGATAGCCTGCAGGAAGAAGTTGGCGGCTTCCTTGCGGGAATCCCACACCTTTTTCTCTCCATAGCAGATGGTCGTGACCGTTGCGAGCTTCTTTACGATATCCTCGCCGTAAACCACGTTCAGTCCGCTGCCCGTGTCCCACCGCATGAGGAGGGAGCCGGTATCGTCCACGCCGAGGACGGTGCCTTTCGTTCCGACAGGCGGAGACTGCACGTCCTCCATCCGTACCAGTTCCACCCGTGCGCCCGCAGAGTACTCCCTGCGGATACGCTCTACCGTTTCTTTATTCGGAAATCTCATGGTCGACACCTCCATTCTTGAAAGCCGAGGAGCCTGTGAGGTTCTTCAGCAGGATTTTCCGCTCGACCTTGTACTCCGCGCCGATGAAGCCCAGCCGCAAGAGGAAACAGCGGAATGCGTACTTCTCGTTGTCCACTTCCTTTTCCGTGGCGGTCACGCGCTTGGCGTTTCTCGCCATCTCGCAGAGTGCGGAAACAAGGTGCATATATGCCTTTGCGGAATCGCCGTCCATCTCCGTGAACCAAGGGAAGGATACCTTCTCGTCCGTCGCCTCAATCGGAAGGCTGTCCGCGCCAAGCGCCTTTTTCATAAGTGCCGCCTTGGAATCTACGATCCGCTGAAGGTTCTCAAGGGCTGCGTCCGAAAGGCTGTCCCTTGGAACCGCCACCGTAAGCCCCTCTGCGGCGGCCTGTGCCGCGCTGTCCTCGGTTTCGGATTCTTCCTCGACCTCCGAATCCACGCCGTCCTGCGGCTCACATTCAAAGCCTGCGGCGGCGATGGCTTCAAGCACCCGCTCGACCTCCTCGCTGTCGGCGCGGTCATCGAAGAGGAGCGTCCCGTCCTTGGTGACCGTGAAGTAGTCGATCTCGTAGTTGCAGGTCGGCATGAATTTGTATTCTGCCTTTGCTCCCGTGGTGTCGGCGATGACCTTTACCAGTTCCTTGCGCCTTGCGCCTGTTACGTTGTACTTTACTTGCATTGCGTTTACCTCCGTTTTTGCTCGTTTTCTGTGCCTTTCGGCATGTATATACATCACTCTAAAGCCCGGAAATAGCAAGCAAATAAAAGATTTTCCACCGTAGAATAACCGCCCGATTATACGGTCGGAAACTGTGAGTAATACACAATGCCCGAAAGCACGAAAAACACGCATGGCAGAGCCACGCCGTTGCCCCACATCTTATACTCCGCAGAATCGGAATACGGATCGGCAAGCCACTTTTTTATCTGCTTTGAAGTCTTGGGCTTGCTGTCTGGTGCGGTAGCCAAACGCCATGTCTCGAATACCTTGTACCAATAGTACAGTTCCTCATCGGACGGCTTCACCGTGCCGAGATCATCGCACCACCAGTCCGGGAAGCCCTGCAGCCTTGCGCACTCGGTCGGCGTGAGCCTGCGGACGATGTAATACGGCTCTTCGGATATAGTCGGCGGGTCCTTGTAGTCCGTAGCGACCAGCGTGTTCGCCACGTCCTCCTCGGCTTCCGTATGATAGGAATTCTTGCTCGTGGTATAGACGGGATGCGCCACCGCGCCCGGTCCCTTCGCCACCATCGTAGGCTCGACTTCCTCCTCGACCGCTATTCCGAACTGTGCGTTCTGCCCCATGTTATAGGTAGCTCTGTCGATGCCGTAAGCCACGCCGTGCTGCTCCGTGGCGTTCAGCGTAAAGCTGACATTGTCCTCGGAGTACCCGCTGCCCTTATGGGACGGTCTTGCTCCGTTGCCCTCAAGAGCCACCACAGCCATGCCGCCCTGATTGCAGGACGGATTACCGCCGTTTCCGTCAAGCGTCCGTGAAGTCTCCGCTTTGTATATCCCGCTGTGCGGATTGGAGGACTTCATGGAGTTGCTCTCCTTGGAGCAGATGCCGAACACGGTCGGAACGAAAAGCGTCTGGTCGTTGTTGCATCCGAGCGTTGCGGACTTATCGTCCTGGATGAGCGGACCCTTGCCGCCGCCCTCGCAGCCGGAGCGAATCTTCAGAGTTTTCGGTGTCTCCACCACGAACGGCTGGTTATTGCCGCCCGTGCCGAAAGTGGAAAGGACGGTCTGTGCCACATCGAGCGGTCCCGTGTATCTGGAATCCTGCGAGTGGTTCTCGAATACCAGCGGAGGATGGTGGCTTTCCGCACGGAGCGTGTTCGTCACATCCTCAGTCAAGTCCATCCGCTGCCCGCCCTGGTCGTTTAGGCAGAAAGTGCCTGTCTCTCCAAAGCCCTCGCCAGCATCAGCGGCAGCTCCTTGCCACGAGCGGAAGCTCTCCGCAGAATACCCAGACATGCCTTCTGACTCAAATAGTATTTTTCCGGCACTCCCGCCTGCAAAATCTGCGACAAGGTAGATGCGTTTTCTTCTCTGGGGAATTCCCCAATACTGAGCGTCAAGCACTCTCCAGGCAACGGAGTAACCATCTCCCACGATGCTTCCTGCGGACTGCCACTTCTTAACTGAAGGAACAGATACGGTTTCGTCTGCGATGCGGCAGACGCTTTCGAGGACGCATCGGAAGTCCTCTCCCTTGTTTGAGGAGAATGCCCCAGGGACGTTCTCCCACACGATGTATCTTGGATATTTGCCATTGGTGGCACACCTCATTTCCTTTATGATTCGGACGGCTTCATAGAAAAGCCCGGAGCGGTTGCCGTCCAGACCCTCGCGTTTACCGGCTATGCTCATATCCTGGCACGGCGAACCGAACGTGATGATATCCACAGGCTCAATGCTCCCGCCGTCCATCCTGGAAACATCGCCGTAGTGTTTCATGAAAGGCAGCCGCTTGGTGGTCACCCGAATAGGAAACGGCTCGATCTCCGATGCCCACACGGGAGCAATGCCGGAAATCAAGCCGCCCAAAGGAAAACCGCCGGAGCCGTCAAACAGGCTGCCGAGCGTCAGTTTATTCATCGGACACCTCCAGTTCTGCGAAGGTGTATGTCTTGCCGTCCCTCTCCACGGAAACGCTGTCCGCAGAGCCGACCTGCTCGATGTACCGCTTCACGATGACATCGCAGTATTTCTCATCCAATTCGATAGTGTAACAATCCCTGTCGGTCTGCTCACAAGCAATGAGCGTACTGCCGCTGCCGCCGAACGGATCGAGGATGAGCGTGTTGCTCATGGAAGAATTCTGTATCGGATACGCCAGGAGCGGTATCGGCTTCATTGTCGGATGATCCGTGTTCTTCTTGGTTTTCTCGAACTCCCATATCGTGGTCTGCTTGCGGTCGGCGTACCACTGGTGCTTGCCGCTTTTCTTCCATCCGTACAGACAAGGCTCGTGCTGCCATTGATACGGTGAGCGTCCAAGCACCAGGCTCGGCTTCTTCCAGATACAGCAGCCGGAGAGATAGAATCCCGCATCCGAGAACGCCTTACGGAAGTTCAGCCCCTCGGTGTCCGCATGGAACACATAGATGGACGCATCGTCCGCCATGACCTTTTCGATATTGGAAAAGGCATCAAAGAGGAACTGGTAGAACTTCTCGTCCGCAAGGTTGTCGTTCTTGATTTTCCCGGCGGTACCTTCATAATTCACATTGTACGGAGGATCGGTTACCACGAGGCTCGCTTTCCTGCCGTTCATGAGGATGGCGAAGGTTTCCGCTTTCGTGGAATCGCCGCAGAGCAGCCTATGCCGTCCGAGCGTCCACACATCTCCGCTCTTGGAGAAGGTGGGCTTTTCCAGTTCCGCGGCCACATCGAAATCGTCCTCCTGCACATCGGCGTCATCCTTGAACAGGTCGGACAGTTCCTTTTCGTCAAAACCCGTGAGGGACAAGTCAAAAGCCTCCGCCTGCAGCGCTTCGATTTCCACGCGCAGAAGCTCCTCGTCCCATCCGGCGTCCATTGCCATTCTATTGTCGGCGAGGATGTACGCTTTTTTCTGCGCTTCTGTCAGATGGTCGGCAAAGACGCACGGAACCTCTGCGATGCCTTCTTCCTTCGCCGCAAGAATACGACCGTGGCCGGCGATAACGCCAAAGTCACGGTCGATGATCACGGGATTGATGAAGCCGAACTCTCGCAGCGAGGAGCGCAGCTTATTTATCTGTTCCGGGGAGTGGGTACGCGCGTTATTGACATACGGCACCAGCTTTGTAATCGGAACGAGCTGCATTTCAGTCGTTGTCTTCATATCGCTTCACCGCCTCCCTCAATTCTCTGTATTTATCGGTCTGCTCCCAAGTGGGATAGCCGTTGCCAAAATGCCCGTAAGTGGAATACTCCGCAAAAGAGCAGTTTCTAAGGCAGAACTCGTTGATGATCGCCGCGGGACGCATATGGAACACATCGTTCACGGCTTTCGCAAGTACCTCATCGCTGACCTTGCCCGTACCGAACGTATCGATCTGGACGGCCACGGGATCGGCTTTTCCGATGGCGTAGCTGATAGCGACCTGGCACTCGTCAGCCAGTTCTGCGAAAACAATGTTCTTTGCGATACACCTCGCCATGTATGCGCCGGAGCGGTCGACCTTAGTCGGGTCCTTGCCGGAGAACGCGCCGCCGCCGTGAGCGCCGAGTCCGCCGTAGGTATCCACCATCAGTTTCCTGCCCGTCAGTCCCGTGTCAGCCTTAGGACCGCCCTCCACAAATCTGCCGGAGGGATTGACGAGGATTTCTGTGTCACCGTCAAACGGGAACTTCGTAAACACGGGATGCAGCACTTCCGCGATAATCTCGCTCTTTAACACATCCAGGTCTTTGTCCTTGTCGTGCTGGACGGACACCACGATGGTCTTTACCCGCTTGGGCTTGCCGTTCACATATTCCACGGTGACCTGCGCCTTGCCGTCCGGCTTGATGCCGTGGATGAGGTTGTCGCGCCTTACCGTGTCCAGTCTTTTACATATTTTGTGTGAAAGAAGGAGCGGCAGGGGAATATACTCATTCGTCTCATTCGTGGCATAGCCGTAAACGGTACCCTGATCGCCCGCACCCAGGTTGGCATAGCAGGAGGTATCGCCGTTCCTTGCTTCGATGCTCATATCCA